ATATCTCGCATCAGAATGCCAGACTTCATCTGTTTGGGGGGTGTAAATTCCATCGCGTGTTTGAACAGCCTCACCCTTTATCAGCCTCAGTGTAGAAGGTTGATAAATGTTCAAACCGCTTACGTTCGGAGGCAAGACGGTTTCGCAAGAGGTCAGCCCGATCAGCATCACTGCTATCGCCGCTATCCCTAAGCTTTTCAATCTCTTGTGTAATTGCGTCTTCTCTATCTCTAAAGTCTTGGTGTAGGTCATAATAAAATTTTTTGTTTTTAAGCGCTAAGAATAGTTCTATTGACTTTAATATTGATTTAATTAGTGTGAACATTGGCTTTTGGGATGCAATCGAAGACCACGGTTTCTTTGCCATCTACAACTTCTTTAACTGAACCCCTCACTGTTTTAGCGCAGTCAATTGCCCAGTTTAAAGCGCCATCTAAATTAGCATTGTAGCTGTGATGATATTCTCCTGCACGGTTGTATACTATATAGTGTTTATTCTTCATGTTGAGGTATAAATTTTAAAGCGACCCTGCCAACGTTTTCTTTATTATCGGAAAGGAATCCATTTATTAAAACGCAATCTGGCAAGAAGTCAACAGTTTTTTGATCAAGAAGATAAGTATCATCTCCAAAAAGCAGTTCCCGAATTGCTGTTGAGCCATTCATATAGGTTTTTACCATCAACCCCTCCTTGTCTCGTAAATGCTCTGTTGCGGGATTAGCCCCAACCACTTTAAATTTAACCTTCATCTTGATTGAATTACACCCAAAAAATGTATAATTTTCAGTTCTTTTTTATATTATATATCATTGAAGTGTAAAATCAACTATGGCGGGTGAAGGAAAAAATCAAGTAGCAAGCAGTCTTTTGGATTTGCAGCCTACTGCTGTGTTGGAATTCTTTCAGTTATTTCCAGACCCCATAACTGAAGGCGCAAAACGAATGAATTTTCATGGTGGCACCTTATTTGGAGATGTGGTCACTTGGCAAGGGGTTCAATATATACCAACAGCTTTAGAGGGAGAGGGTTTTGAAACTTTTGGTGATAAACGTCTAGCGCGACCAAAAATACGAATTTCTAATAAGAATAATCAAATAACTCGGCTGCTTCAACTCCATAAAGACCTTGTTAACGCGCAAGTTGTCAGAAAAAAAACGTTCGTCAGATACTTGGATGATGTTAACTTTGATGGTGGGAATCCGTTTGGGGCGGCAAATTCTGAAGCGGAGATAAGCTCAGAGACTTGGCTTATAGGACAAAAGCTTCAAGAGAATAGAGTTTTTGTAGAGTTTGAATTAAATTCGCCGCTGGATTTAGAAAGCTTTGATGTAAATTATCGCTCTATCATAGCTAAGTATTGTTATTGGCAATATAGGGGTGAGGGTTGCCGCTACGAAGGTCTGCCAATCGAACAGAGTAATGGTGAAACTTTCACAGACCCTACGGGTGGAATTGTTACGCCTGCATATCGCAGCTATAGCCAAGACCCACTTGTCGCTGGTAGCGATGTTGCGTCATTTTTCACGAACCCTGATGCTGAGTATGCTATAAATAGAGAGTATGAAAAAGGAGATGTAGTAATACTTACCAATAATAAAATTTCTATTCAACCCTATCAGGGTTATGTAACCGACGAACCCGTAAAACTAAAAACAGTATATGTGTGCGTTAGTGGTAACAGTGGTCAAGCCCCAGAAAATAACCCAACCTACTGGCAACAAGACGGATGTACTAAAAAGCTGGGCGCTTGTCGCAAAAGATTCAATGAAACTGAAGATTTAGGGTTTTACCAAAACTCGTCGGTCGCATCAGGATTTAAATACCTGAGTTTTTCAGGAACTGATACTTTGGAAAATGCCGATGGTTTCGCAGATGATGTATTAGCAAAAGCAGGCATATTTTACAGCAATAAGCCGCAAATAACAGGTATATTCACGGCAACTGGAGAATGGACTGTTGCGGGATGGGTAAATGCAAACAATCTGTCCAGTGAGGTCGCAGGTATTCTTAGCACCACAAAAAACACTGGCAACAATGGGGGTTTATATGATTTTCTAAACATAACCCTAATATCAGGAAAGCAAGGCAGGGAGGACGAAATGCAAATCCCTGGAAATGTCGGAGCGTTTTATCGATCTGATGTAGAGGTTACTTTTGAGGCACTTAACCGTCCCGAAGAAGCTGTTGTTGGCCCATTTGACATAGAAGTGGACGGTTTCCCTGCTCGCGATGACGCTGAAACTTTTGACTTTGGCTCAGTGCTGAGTCCAACTTGGTACTTTTATGCCATAACAAACGAGGGTAAGGGTACTCTTAATCCAGATTGGGAAGACATAACTTATGGAACACGCTTAAGAAGTTACGTTGGAAATGGTCCGCTACTTAACAAAATTGAAACTAAAAGAAACAAACTGTTTAAAAATCAGGAAATTAGAAATTTAAGTGGTTTTGTCCCGCAGCACTTTATGTTGGGGGGTATCCCATATAACACGGGATCAGGTCACGCTTCCATGAACGGTAAACTCGGCCCATGGGCTATTTGGAATAGGTCTTTAAATGACGAAGAAATAGACTTCTTATACAAAGATATAGAAAACCCTATTGGAACCCGTAACGAGCAGGTTATTAATTTTGTACCTCGCCCTTTCCATGAATGCGTTGGCCAACGCGCTGGCATAACGGGCATAGTTAATGGGAGTGGCTTAATCGCTTGGTGGGATATGACCACGGGAGACATCGGCGGCAATGTAACGGGCTTGGTAGATAAATCTGAGAACAATTATTTCTTAACTGGGTCGGGCTTTTACGGCACTGGTCAACATGATTTTGTTGAACTAGATGTTTTACAAAAAATTAAAAACCCAAGCTCACCATACCCACGCTTCGGTGGATACCCAGGAACAGATGGATTTGCATATGGAGAAGGTTCACAAGTTTAAAACACTCAAGAGTGCATTCCGCAAGATTGAGGAGATAGGGGACCAGAATGCCACGATTGAAGCTTGCGGATTCATTGGTTTTGCTGAAGAAGATCAATCTTTTATTGTAAAGGAAGAGGACAATAGTTCGCCTTCTCCTAGTGAATTTTTTCTAATTGACCCAATTAATTATCTTTTATTTAAGGATAAATATGAAATGGTGGGAGTTTTCCATAGCCATATGATTGGCGATGAAGAGCCTTCAGAATTCGACATTAAAATGGCTGAAAATTGTTGCCTGCCGTTTCTAATTTATTCTTTAAATACAAAAAAAATACATATTTATGAGCCACAAAAAGTCGAATGTAATGTAAACATATTGAGAAGGATGAAGGCACTCGTATGACGACTATAAAATTACATGGACTTTTAGCGAAAGAGTATCAAGACCAATTCGTTTTAAATATCGCAAAACCCCAAGATGTTGTCAGAGCAATCGATTGCAATAGAAAGGGTTTTCTTAAACGATTCAATGAACTCAAAAGAGAGGGATTTCACTATGATATAATCGTTGACAGGGGTCACATATCTAAAAAAATAAAACAAGTTGATTTAGTGCCTGTAATAGTTGGATCTGGCGCTATAGTTGCAGGAATCGCGGGAATATTTGGCGGGGGCGCACTCGCTACTGCGGGCGCCACTCTGGCCGTTGGTGCGGGAGTCGCCATGTTAAGTAAAGCATTAAAGCCAAAGCCCGAGCAAAGACCTGACGTAGGGGGTACAGCCGCCACGGATAGTGGCCCAGCCGCCAACGATGAACCCGTTACATTTCAATCAAGGGCAGCAGTCGCATCGATGGTTTTTAATAATGTGGCTAACATTGCATCACAAGGAGACCCAGTGCCTATTGGCTATGGGCGATTAAAGATTGGATCTTCAGTTGTTCAAGCAACAATCAAATCCTTTCCAATGTCACACAAGACTTCACAAGCCTTTAATCGAAATCCTTTTAACGTGGAAGGTCAAGTAGATGTCATGCAAGAAATCTATAGCGCTGGGGACTAATGAAGCATATTAATAAAAAGATAAGGCTTGCTGGCGGTGCAAGTTACTTGAGAGCGAGCCGACGAGGAGGAGCAGCGGCCACCCGCGCACCGCAGGGCTTTCGTAATAGAGGTCGCAGCGACGGTGGCGGTGGTGGCGGTGGTGGCGGCGGTGGTGGAAGCACCCCCAAAAAGAACACCAAAAACAATTCTAAAGGCCCCGAGATTATACCGCCTGTTTATTTGCCTCCACAGCTTGGCTCACAACAATATGGAGCATCTCACAGTTACGCAGAGACAATTGACTTGCTGACTGATGGCCCAATCGCTGGAATAGTAAATCAAAATGGCTTGATTTGTGATGGTGGCAATATTTTACAAGGTGTATATCTTGATGATACCCCTGTTGCTGTCACAGATAATAACACGCTTAAGGGTTACTTTGACTTGGGATCAGCTACTGATCCAACAGGCGCTCTGCAATTTAACGATAACAAGCTGATTTCAGGATTCTTTGAGGAACTGAAAGGTGTTGGAAATTTAGGGGGGGCTAACGGTTGGAACCCAACTGCGCCGCAGTCTTTGGTTACGATGGGAGTGAAGTGGGGAGGCCCTCGCCCAATACGAATTCGTAATAATATAGGCACTTACAAACTTTTTACCCACACAAGAGCTGGAAGTTGGCCAGTGCTTAGAACGGGAGGCCACTTTAACGCAAACTACGATGATTACCAAACTGTCTGCCTTTACACAGACAACGCTACCGTACAGGATTCTAAATTCATGTTTACTATCGGTAATAATGTCTGGAACGTTCACCTTTGGGGTCAACACATGGCGAGCAGCGCTAGGCAACACCTAAAGTATAGTCCGTCCGCATTAACACCCTCAGAGCAAAATGGTAATCCAAAGTGCGGTTTACAGGCTAATTTGGATTTAATTTACGATAACTTTTACTCTCAAACAGACAATAAACACCAAAGAGAATTAGCAAGAAGGGTTTTGGCAAGATTGGGAGATGGATACCCCGAACAACCACTTGGGCAGCGATTAAAAGATGTTTTAAATGAAAGTTCCAAGCGCAACTGTCATGTTATTCTGAGGCCAGATAAAACACAGAACGGCATCGCTGGGATGAACTTATTGAGTGGTGGCAAACTAATGGATTACAGCTTCAAGCTGTTCAATTCCGAAGGTAAAAGCGTATTCGCAGGCATGGATGATGTCTATGTTTATGATTTTATTTGTCCAGAAATAAACAGTGATGGGACACTTACGGGCCAAGTTGAAGGATTTATAGTTGTATCTTTTAAGTGGGCGGAAGGGCAGTGGAAGGGTGGTAACTGGGGCAAAGTAAACGCGAACTGGGGGCGAGCGTATGGGGTTTCGGATAAAATAACCGATGCCTTTAGAACCACTTCATCCCTTAATTACAGCAGGGATCTGCCGACAGCTAACGGTATTAATACTTTAAAATTTAATTACTCAAATGTTTTGGCGGAATTCCGTGAAGGTAATGAGGATCAGATGCCTCTAAAGTATTTCAACCATGTGTTTATTGATCATGTTTATGATAAGCCTTTGTACGGGCCATTTAAACCAGGTAGACCTGCTCAAACCGTATCCACAAACAGGAACATGCTTACTGCGCCACGCTCAAGAATAGCGACGGCGAACGGACTTCCAGTTAATGAGGGTAGTGAGGACACAAGGGGTAGAGGAAGGCATAGGTATGATTACGCGAATTGGGCAAAAGATTCACTGCCAAATTTTGAAGAGGCAGCGATTACGCAAACACATGTCGTCCTCAACCCAAATGTTGAATCTGTTTTCGTTACTTTAAATGTCGGGCAGCTTAGAGACACCCTGCAAACCCAGTTGCGTGGAGTAAGGGGCGCTCTTGGTGAAGATGGCACACTAAACCCAGGAGCAACATTTCCATCCATATTGAACGTTAGTGTAACAACTGGATTGATTGATGAGAATGGCACTAAAACGCCGAGTAAGACGCGAAATTATCGAATCATGGCGTTAATTGAATCTCAGACGCTAATTGATATAGGCAATCCCGATGGGATACCTGATACCTACACCTATGTAGAACCACTTGGGGATGCCGAAAGCTTGGTGACGCCAATACCACTGCCCGCCCTAAGTCAAGAAAATTTAAGGGCGCACAGAGACTCTGATTTAAATAAAACTATAATTATAAAACCCGACGAACATATAGCGATACAAAGGTATGTGGAGGTTGCAAGATTATCCACAGAAACTAATTCTGTTTTAATTGCCAAATCAGTTGATCTTAACAAAATTACAGAAATCATACCTGTTAATTTAACTTACCCATTTTCTACTCTTGTGGGGACTAAACTAGATTCCCGCTCATTCGGTAGTATACCTGTTCGCAGTTTCGATTGTAAGCTTAAGAAAGTAAAAGTCCCAAATAACTACAAGCCTATGGCGCTTAATGGGCAAGACAAAAGATATTTTTTGACCCAAGGAGCTTTCGATGACGCACTAAAAGAAAACAAATTAATTTACGATGGTGATTGGGATGGATCATTCGATGGAGAGTTACAGTGGACAGACAATCCCGCGTGGATTCTGTATGATCTACTTACCAGCACTCGATACGGTTTGGGGCAACACATAGATGAAACCACAATAAACAAATGGCAACTATATGAAATAGGTCGTTTTTGTGATGCTGTCGATGATAATGGTTATTTCCTCGGTGTGCCAGATGGTCACGGCGGAAGAGAGCCTCGCTTTTCCTGCAACATAGTTTTTGATGCGGGTATGAAAATATATGACGCCATAAACACCATAGTTGGACTGTTTAGGGGCGCAGTTTTCTTTAATAATGGGGAAATTAATTTTGTTGATGACCGCCCAAGAGAAACCGTGAATTTATTCACGAACGAAAGCGTCTTGGATGGAATGTTCCACTATTCAAACAATAGGCGCGATCAAACTTTTAACTGTATTGAAGTTACATACACAGATAGGTTCGATAGTTACATACCAAAGGTCGAAGTGGTTGAGGATGAGGAAGATATTAGGCAGCGTGGTTACTTCAAAAAGAAGATGGAGGCGGTTGGCATCACCTCTAGAGCAATGGCAAGAAGAGCCGCAGAGCATCAAATTTTCAGCACAACGAAAGAAAATCAAACTGTTGCTTTTGAAGCGGGTCTAGAGAGTCTACTGTGCCAACCTGGAGACCTAATTGTCGTTGAGGATGAACTAAAAACACTAAAGGAAAACTTTGGTAAGATTTTAGAGGTTAACGTGGCGGATGAAACAATAAGGCTGAGTAATAAATTTAACTCCTCGGACATGACGGGACGGTTAACAGTGTATACGCCGACAGGTAGAGACACGATAACTGAAGTCGAAGCTGTGGCAGAGAGGAATCGGCAAAGATCGATAGGCTTTAATATTACAGGTAGTATGCCTAATACCGTCCACAACTATCTAAGGGGAGAATACAATTTCTCTGGATATACTCCTGGGTATTCTTACGCAACGGGCCAGTATGATCCAACACCTCCTGAAGCTTCGGGGGCTTTTGAAGAATACGCTCTTTATACGGGAACTGGAATCGGTGATAATTTAAATATGCTTTATTTCTCAACCGCATTTACTGGTTGGGTTTTCGCAACTGGGGATCAAATTAATGTTGATAGTGATGTCCAAAGCATATTTATAGCGAGTGGAACGGGAAGCACACTGTATGATTTGGGAACTGGCTTCATGAATAATTATGACACAAACGAAGCGGATAGAAGGGGTGAATCATATTGGGCAAGCGTATCGGGAATGTTTTCTGGTAATAATATTCTAGATACCATAACCCACGGACTTCTGCCTTCGGAAGTAATGCTTACAACGCCATCGCAGACGACGGTGTTAAGTGTTACTGGGGAAATTACCCTAAAGGATTACGGCTGCTTAGTTTCAGGATTTGTCCCAGAGCAGGCACAAATGCTTCCATTCTTAAAACTGGGAAGCACAGCTAAATTTGAAATCAAAGAGAAAGATCCATTCATCTACAAGGTTCTAGCTTTAACTGAAACTAATCCGAATCAATTCCTATTATCTGCTACCAAATATGATACTGGCAAGTGGGCCTTGATTGAGGATAATATATCGATAGAAAACAAAGTAAATACTTTTGCTTACAGGGTGGCGCAATGTGTTGGCGATATTTGCTATACCACTTTAGAACCCCCGAAATGGACTGGGTTATCCACGGGAGACGGAACAGATTTTCAAACGTTTTTTATTAGTGGAGATTTCACTGACCCAAATGGGGGACCACCTATTGCCGACTCTAACGCCACAGGATTCCATGTTACATTGCAAGGCCCACGTTACAGGCACGAACAAATCGTATCAGCCCCAAGCCCTCCAGCCAATGGTTTTTGTGTAAAATTCGATAATCTTAGCTCAATTGGTCAGTATGGCCTAAAGGCAGTTGCCTTAGGAAACCAAGGCTCCACAAATACTACGGAAGCATATTTTAACTCGTCACCTGCTCAAACTGGAATGTTCGTTCTTTTTGAGGAAAATTTACCGTTTGGTAGAAGTTGGGCAGACGGAATTTTAATACAATAAAAAAATGCCATACTATCCCTACACACCTAGTGGAACATTTATTTTAGAGGTTAACCCTTCGGGGGCAACGCCACTAATTTCTGGAGGGTATACGGCTGCTACAGGGGCTACTGGCGCTGGTGGCATTTACGCAGCCTCAGGTTTTAAAGTAGTTGATAATTTTTTCTTTGCTCATACCACTGGCAACAGTGCAGACCAAGATTACTTGGCTACAGGAAACCCAACTAATATTGCTTTAGCGACAGGCACTGGATATGTCTACGGAGGAGATATAAGAGGGACAGGCGATAACTACTTAGCTTTCGGAACGACAACCTCAACAGGTTTGGCTAGTCAAGTCGAGCATTTTGTGGGAGCTTACGCACGATACACAGACGCCGCAGGAAAAACATTAACGGGACTGATTTCGGGGGGCAACGGTTACTACACGGGATCATATACTACCTTACCGCCGCTACAGGAATTTACTACAATTTTCCCTGAGGTTGACACGGGTAATTTGGCCAATAGTGCAACTGGAAGTGGTATTCATTTATTTAGAGATGTTACACTTACTTTTTCTGAGATAGTTGACAGAGCGGGTGTTACTCTTGAAACACAAGATCAATTACAAAATAATCTTTTCTTTAATGGATTTGATATCGACATCTTGAACATCACGGGCGGAATGGTGTTCAGTGGCTACAAGAGTGGATTAAAAAGCAGAAGCTTCCCTTTTAGTGAACAAGAAAATATAAATGTTTTTGGCACTTACACTTCAGACTTTGCTGTCAGATACTCCTTGCAAGATCAAAATGGTGAAGAGCAAGTAAGCGAAATATATTTATACGGAAATCCACTAGAAATAGATTTTCTATACATCACTGATGCGAGTGGGCGCTACCTAAGTCAAAGTAATGACAGCAACTTTATTACTACAGGAAGTGGATCTGACGAGCTATTTTTAACAAATAGGCAATATGTAACAGGTGAGCCAATCACGGGAGGTATTAATATAGAATTTGCGTTTAAGAACAATCCAAATTTCACAGAATACGGAAACAGTGTTCATGTTTATGGTCAAACGGGTTCAGCGGACTTCGCAAGAAATGCTAGTAATTTTATAGCAACGATCCCACTGAACCCAGAGAAGGCGGGGCAAACATACGAACTAACACCCAAGGATGGGGATACAGAGGGCCTTCTAACAGAAACGGATTACTATTTCCAATTGGAGCCAGAAAGCGCCATATCAAAAGGAAAAGTTATTAAGGTCGGACCACACAAGATCCAGCCTGTTGAGCAAGACCCGCGAGATGCGGGGCAACCCCTTTACAATAGGGGGAATCAATACCTAGCTGGCGATCTGGATGTTGCTGGCTGCGTTACAGGGGAGTGTTTAACAATTTCCACAGCCGCTTACCCCAACACTATTGAAACGGCAGGCGGTAATGTCGGTTTAGGTAAAGTCCCAGGAACCGCTGGTAGTGATCCGAAACTAGACATTAACGGTAGGCTTCAAGGAGTTGGCGCTGGTGGAAGGGTAACGGGTCCAGGTGATGTGCCTTACCTGCTTTCTGGAGATGCGGCTGATTCCGTAACGCTTCAAGATGTTACTGATAATGGTAACACGACAACCAATGATATAAGTTGTGGAACAAACACCACCCCAACCGCTCCAGTCACAATAAAAACTGACGCTAGTGACCACGCAGGACTTGATGTCTATGCCGACGGAGATCTTGGTAATAGAATTCTAACACTCAAGGCTGACTCAAGTGCCGCAGGCGAAATTATAGTTAAGGATACGGCTGGAGTTGATAGTGTTAAGTTGTCCAATACTAGCAGCAGGGGGCAATTGGGCCTGTTTGACTCAGGGGGCAACCTGCGCGGGGAGATGATTGTAGATGGCAATAATCAAGGCGAATTAACGCTAAAGGATTCTTCTGCCAACGACAGCGTTAAGCTTGCTAGTGACTCTAATAAGAGGGGCGTAGTGGACATTTATGATGCGGCGGGAGCATCAAAGGTTGAAATCAAAGCTGATTCTAGTGACGAGGGGGTCATGTCGATTAAAGATTCATTGGGCGCTGTGCAAACAATGGTTCAAGCTCATAAATCAGTCATATCAGCAGCCTACTCAAACATCTACTCAACTGGTTCTGTTATTATTGGCGGTTCGGGTCATATCATTAGTGGTGATTATGATGTCATTGCTGGGGGTGCAGCAAATGACATTTCAGGCATTAATGGTAACTTTAATTTCATTGGTGGTGGCTCTGGAATTTGCATTGAAGAATCAACCTACTCTTCCAGTGTGGGTGGTCTGAACAATGACATTATCACGGGTAATTTTGCAGTCATAGCGGGGGGGGAAAATAATTTAATTAGCGGAAATCAAGCTGTACAAGATCGCTACAATTTTATTGGGGGGGGTTTGGACAACAGCATTACAGGTGTTGGCTGGGCCTCTATCGTGGGGGGTGAGGGCAATCACATAGAAGGGGTAAACTCCACTGTAGTTGGGGGTGCAGCCAATAAGGCTTATGAAGGCTATGGTTTTATAGGTGGTGGACAAGAGAATGAAATTCGAGGAGAATTTGGGGCTATTTTAGCAGGAGAAACCAATATAGTTTATGGTACTCATGCAATAGTAGCTGGTGGAAATGAGAACTGGGCCTCTGGACACTATTCTTTTGTTGGGGGTGGGCAATTAAACCGAGCTAGTGGAAAATATTCATATGCCTTTGGTCGCCAAGCTTTAGTTGCCGCCACTCACAGTGGAGCAGCAGTATTAGCGGATGGACAAAATAGACCTCACACTTCAAGCGGCGACCATACCCTTAATCTAGATTTCGCCAGTGGTGTTTACATTGGCGGTGGTGGAGCTTTATATGTAAGTGGTAATCCTGTAATGACGGGAGCGCATACTGTTGAAGAGGATACATTCCAAACAGTTACAAACAGAGGAGACACAACAACAAACTCTATAGAAGTCGCAGGAAAATTCTTATCGGGTGTAACTGGCAAGTTTAGCAGGGACTTGGACGTGGGTCTCACCCCAGCTTTATCAGTCTCCTCCACTAATGATAGGGTTGGTATTGCAATGAGTGCCAGCGATGTCAATGGTGGCAAATTGGGGATCTACGGGGGAACGGCGGTAGGCTCAAGCTATGCGCCATACTACGCGCCCCCCAGTAATGGTTTAACAGTAGAGGGAACAGCGGGGTTTGGAACACCCACCCCTGATGGAACTGGTGCTGTGCATATTTATAAAAATGCAACTATAAATGCCATCACGGCACCATCAGCAGGAGGCGCAACACTGCACCTTCAGGATAGCTCTAATCACATGTATCTGGATGGGAATTCTATTCTCACCGCCGCCAATACATGGATAAGCACCAGTGGCAGCAACTACTTAGCTTTTGGAACTAATAATACAGAACGCATCCGCATTGAGGGTGGTGGAGACATTGGAATCGGCACAACCAACCCATCATACTGCTTAGAGGTAACGAAAAGTGAAGCCTCAAGCCTTCTCTCTAGATTCTATAACTCGTCCTCCACTAATGGTCAGGGTATTCTCGTACGCGCTGGAGAAACATCAAACGAGAATAGAATACTACAACTTGCCTCTAGGGATGATACCAAGGTAATGACGGTTAACTCCAACGGAAGAGTTGGAATTGGAGCAGATACCACTCCCGATTATAACCTTGATTTAGGAGGGGACACCTCTTCGACTTCAAATACATTTAGAATCAATCAAAATGATGGCGGAACTGCGATCAGAATTGGAGCAGGTGGGGGTAGTAGTGATGTAACCTTGCTAAGGGTAGATGGCGAAAGCACTGAGCATAATGGCGAAAGCGACAAATCCAACTTTGGCTTCTCCCTTAATTATATGGGTAGCAGGTCAAGTAACGCTAATAGCCTTTCTTTGTTTTGCGATGACGGGGGAGCAACCAATCAAGTAGAGGGTCTAACAGTCACGCAAAGTGGCCAACTGGGTATCCTTGACACCTCCATAACTGGTTATAAGTCTGACGATCTAGCGCTTACTGTTGGAGGGCCAGCGCAAGTCATGGGTCACTTCTCCGCTACCAGTAAATCTTTTTTAATTGATCACCCAACCAAAGAAAATAAAAAGCTACAATACGCTTCCTTAGAGGGGCCAGAGCATGGGGTATTCGTTCGCGGAACAACGAATAAAAATATAATTAAATTACCAGATTACTGGAAAGATTTAGTGCATGAAGATTCCATAACTGTAACGCTAACACCTCTTCATACATTCCAATCCTTGTATGTAAAATCTAAAACCCCAGAACAAATCATGGTTGGGGGTGTAGAAAAATCTTATGATTATGTTGTTTACGGCGAACGCAAAGATATAGATAAGTTGGAGGTGGAAATATGAGTGCTGTGTCGGGACCAAAAATAGTAACGGCAGGACTGCTGCTCGCCATAGATGCCGCCAGCCCTAAATGCATGGTCGCTGGTGGAACGACCTGTAAAAATTTAATTACAGGAGGGCTATTAACGGGTGCAAGTGGAACCCCAGGTTCGGGAACCCACACTCCAAACGCCGCCAACTTTCCTGAACACAGTAGTCTTTTCGGTGGTGTATTTGATTTTGCGGGTGGCAGAGGTATGAATGTGGATGAAGACTTGGGATCTCGAACTGCTATTTCTATATCTATGTGGTTCTACAAGAATGACGATGGCACACAATACTTTACTGATGGAAGAAATAACGGGGGACAGTGGTTCCTGTCCAACTACACTTCTGATAATATAAATTACACAGAACTTTTAACCTATGATTTTGATGGAAGCTATGATGCAGACAACCCCAATTTTTTAAATAGGTGGATTCATATGGTAGCCACTAGCGATAGTAGTGGGTCAGTCCTTTATCTTAATGGTAATCAAGTAAACACCACTAATGAAAGTAGCTTTGATGAGGACATTGGGAAAAACTTTAGAATTGGAACACGATACACCACTAGTAGTGAGTGGACTGGATATATGGGACCGATCTATATTTATGATCGCAAAATCTCTGCCGCAGAAGCAAAACAAAACTTTCTCGCTCAGAAGGGGCGTTTCGATAACGGTGACCTTTTAGTGTATTCTTAATGTAATAAAGATTTAAAATGATAATTGGACCAACAATAAATAGAGATGGATTGATACTCTGCGTTGATGCCATGTCTAAGAAGTCTTACCCAGGATCTGGAACCACCTTTTTTGATTTGAGTGGTGAACAGAACCACCTAACTATCGCTGGAAGCCCTGATTTTTCGCGGCTTGAGGGTTTTGTTTTTCAGAATATAACTTCTAAATACATGATAGCGGACCCCTTTCCATTTGGAACGTCTGAGCTTACAATTGAGATTTGGTGTAAAACAAGCAATACAGGCTCTCGCGCCATTATTAGTTATTCAGATCGAAGTGATCACAATGAGGCTATAATGTTTGCTCCAAATAGCCTTGTATTCTACGGCCCAAGCAGTAATATCAGCACTGGTATTAGTGTGGCTGATGGAAAATTTCATCAAGTTGTTAGGACATCCCTCAGAAGTTCGGGTGCTGAAACGCTGTATGTTGATGGAGCTTCAAGATTCACGGGGACATTGGCGGCTGGAACTAACTTCGGTGCAGATGGAATATTGGTTGTCGCGCAAGAACAGGACTCTGCTGGTGGTGGCTTTTCTGGTGGCCAAGCATTTGATGGTCCACAAGCTATCATAAGAATATACAATAGGGTTTTAAGCGCCGCCGAAGTTAAACAGAACTATTTAGCGTGTAAGGGAAGATTCCCAGATTTAACAAATGTCTAATATATATATAAATCCTTCGTCTGGAATGGTTGAATTTAATACTGGCGCAGCCAGTGGTGACTTCATCGACCTTAATCTATCGGGCGCTTCTAGATTCACCTTTGAAAATAGCGGTGAATTAAATTTGTCTAGCCTTGGAACTGGAGTGGCTGAAAAATTTACCATTGATAGCCAAAGCGGAAGATTATTTACCGTAGACACAAACTTTGATTCCGTGTTTTCTGCGAATGATATTGCGGGACTGCCAATTTTAGAAGCTTACAGCGACGGTTCTGTTGTAATGGGAGACTACAATAGTGGGGATTTTGTTCTTACAGGAAACAAACTTGGCGTTGGAACAAAAACGCCAGCAAGCAGATTAGATGTTGATGGCTCCGTTACATCTGTAACGGATTTGACCGCCACCACCAGTTCTTCTTACACCTTCGTTGCAACCGATCAGAGTAACATGGTTTCATTTAATAGCGCAAACCCGATTACGGGGCTTATACCACCCAACAGTTCTGTGGCCTTTCCCATTGGAACAGAAATTGGGGTATTCCAATTAGGTGCGGGACAATTACATATTACAACAGGCAGTAATGCCGTGAGTTTGAATGCGGCAGATGCCGAAACTAAAACCCGCGTCCAGTTTAGTTCTGCCATGTGCTACAAAACGGGAACTGATGGATGGCTCTTGGTAGGTGATCTAACCTCTTAAATTTTATTTAATCTAATTTAAATGCCTGAAAGTGCGGAGTTTTTCCGTCACTAAATTCGTTCTTAAAAATACAAACAGGAATCTTGTGTATGATACCATCAGGCCCCTCTATTTCGAACGAGCCAGATAGATAACTTTTGCCATTATCCCTTTTCTTCGTCCAGAACACTCCGACTTTGTTCTTCTTCCATTTTGAGGAAGGTTTCTCTTGCGATGGCGATGAAGTCTTTTCTTGCATGTCTTGGAAGGCTATTATATTGTTTTTTTAATCTACGGTAAACCCTTCTTGATACCATATCATCAGGAGGGCAAAGTTTTCTTAGTTGTTTGGCTATTTTACTATTCATAATTTTGCGACGTAAGTAACGCAATCTGGCTTGAATCCCATTTTTTCATAAAATCCATTAAGCTTTTCATATTTCGGGTTGTTAACGACAGAACTCATGGAAACACAATCAAACTTTTTGTCTTGAGCAAATTTAAGGGCTGTAACCAAGAGCTTATAACCGCATTTTTCATCTGAGGAAAACCAGCCATATTCTTGGAATATTCTCTCCTTGAATATTTGACTCTTGTGATTCAGAAATGCTATGTATCCATTATATTTATCATCTTTTAGATTGCCCCATAGAAAGAAGTCCCACGCTAAAACGGATTTGTGAGCCAATCCGTGGTAACAGTTTTCCAAATCATAATTTACAAAATTGTGGTGATTGGGGGGATCGAGTTCAGCAATATCCGCCACTAATTTTTTCAAATCATCTGGGTTAAGAATTCTTTTTATCATTGATTAAGCACCGAAATCAACTTGCGAGCCTCCTTAGCTGGGATGTCTCCAAAGGACACCCACTTCTTCGCTGACTCATTCCTGTAGGTTTCATCCTTCCACAAGTCCCTCAAAAGCTCCTTGCAGCCCTCAAAGGAGTCTACTTGATGTTTGTCCCTCAGAGTCTTTTGAAGCAGCCCTACGGGCGTAATAGGGGCAACAGCTTCAGCTTCTACAGCCTGACCCGCACCTTGAGATTTATCGATCTCATCTGCACCCACAATATGAATATTCAAGTAGTTGCGAACACAGCGCACGAATGCCCTGTTGCAGGCTATTGTTTCAAGGAATTTAGCACAAAAGGCATCAGTATTGGCTAAAGTGGCATTGGCTACGTCCTGATATTCGGTCGTCCAATCACCAACACTCTCATAATTTTTCTGCCAGTAAATTGTGCATTTTGCTGTGACGTAACCATCTGAAACATTATTTACCTGAAACTCGACACCAGCATAGCCTCTAAGCTTTGCTAACTCCTTAATGCCGCCGAGCATAATCAAAAGCTGTTTATCATCCAAGCCTTCGGTAGAATTTGGCACAGGCTTGTTGCGAGCATCAAACCAGCCTTTATTAGGGTAAAGGAACTCAGGCTTAATCATTGAGCGCCAATCAATCGAACCGTCCTCATTAAAAACATAATCTACGTTTTCAAGTAGGCCATCATCGTTGCGCTTGTAAATATCTGGTCCGTATAATTTTTTAGTTTTGCTCATAGATATAAAAGTGGTCTAATTCTTTCCAATAATCAACACTATCCAGCACTTTATTATTGGAGTCAAGACCTTTTTTCCAATGAGCGTAACTTAAATATTCTTTATTGCCCTCAAGTAGTCTTTTGGAGGAGAAAAACTTAGCATTCGCGCTTAGCCCGTCTATTTTTGATCGCTCGGGATTGTATAATCTCACAAGAACATCGAAGTATTTGTTCCTTATTTCACCCAAGTCTTTCTTGTCTTTGACAAGCAATGTACATGGGATATTCCAGTTTTTTAATGTTTTAAAATAGCTTTCGGGTATAATATCCCAAGACGGATCTACAAAAATAAATAAACCTGTGATATTCGCTGAAAAATCCTTGAGTCCGTGGGGTTGGATTAGTTGATCGCTTATGATTGTAACTTTGTGGTTTTTCGCGTATTGCAAAAACGCAGCTTCATCGTAACCATAGTCAATTCTCAAAAACAGAGACTGCCCCTGCGCCAAATTAATATTAGTAAATGAAGTTGGAATAACCTCTAGCGCAACCTGCCCAAAATTTGCGCCTACATGCTTGGTGGTAAAATTAATTGATCCATCGACCCGCAATAACTTTAATACCGCCGCCGCGATTTCTTCAGCTTTAATTTTATTAATCTGTTGTCTTGGATCTTGAATATTGAAGCATGGCTTGCCATCCCACTCGGGCGCTAAATTTATGTTTAATTTACTAGCTGAAAAAATAGGGCGATTTGTGTTTGGAAAAGTATTACCAAAAATATTTACAGTTGGAATATTTTTCGCACTTGCAGCATGAGAAAGAACGCCATCAGAACCCAAATGCAAAAGTGAATTGGATAAAATGAAACATTTCTGTTTAAATGAAACGTTTAAAATATTATCTACTCCTGCGATTGGTTTCGAATCGCCAAGTTGAATAACTTTTATTTTATTAAGCTTCAAAACAGGCTTCAATAAACTGAGAACGATATCGTAATGTTTGTAGTGTTTTGCTGGTTTGTTTTCTTCCGTTGCGATAGTTATATATTTATCTGCGACAAGGGGAAAAAAGTGATCCTTGATGATGGGGCGTGAAATTTTTACACCTAAGTTTTTGGCGTATTCTTCTAGTAAGTGGGACATTCCTATAGTAGTGAAAATTGATGGGTGTTCACACCATTGTGAATGTATGCGGCACTCTTTTGTGTGGTGGTGTTCGGATAAAAAACCATTTCAAATATGCCCTCTTGTGGGCCAATCCCCTCTAACGCTAAACAATTTTCAAGAAGTGGGCTGTACGGTAAGCACTTGTGTATATTTGGGTTGTCTTCTATATATTGAAAATATTCAGGCTTAGTAAAAAAATAAATATTGTAATTTTTATATTGTTTTTTGAGATTATTTATAAGCGCATTAACTAAAAAGACATCCGTTTCGCTCTCTTGCAAAACAATACCAATTCTGCGCCCCTTGTCATCTGAATCCAGTAAATCTATAAGATCAGGAGCATTATTTTGTGCATTTTCTTGAGCAGCAACGTTTTTGAAATGTTGCAGCACACTTTTCGGATCATTGCCAGCCCTTAGGTGTGCCATCCAGTGTTTAAATCCTTGCGTGTTTTTATCAACGGTATCATTAAGAATATTTTTGTAAATATCAATAAGGAACTCCTCTTGATTAATGTATTTTTCTTTTGGCTGATATTCGGGATTTAGTTTAACGCGATTCAAGTCATAATCATAATTAACTTCTGGCATATTGTCGATTATATCCTCAAGCTGGCGACCAATAACTTCTGTAGAAAAATTGTCTATTACCCATTCCCTAGATTTTTGCTCGCGAAGACGCCTATCCTTCTCGTCCATTTTATATACCTCGATTAATTTTTCCGCCATATCTTCTGAATCTGTGGAAGCTTTAATGAATTGCGTCCCAGGTTCTCTATACTCATGCCATGCGAGGGGAATACCCCCACTTTCCTCAGTTGCGCTATCTTCGCCACAGGAATAATTAGTAACCAAAGTAATTAATTCTGTTAACTTTGCCTCTTGAATGGGTATTTCTTGACCGCCGCTAGTGAAGGGGTGGCAATAAACATCCATCAAATTGTAAATCTCATTTAACTGAGCCTCGCTAACTCCAGCGCTTGGATTTGTTGTATTTTGAGATTTTTTGCTGCCGCACAAATTACAGTCTTGCTCTTGTCCTGTGAATGGTCTTACTGAATAACCCTTGCATTTATTACAAACATAAGTTGTTAATATGTCAGTGGGATTAATACCTTTTTCCTCAACGATTCTTGGAATATCCCAGCCCTCTGACCAGTGCGTATGCAAGAGTAGTTTTGCATTAGGAACTGAAACCTTTAACTTTTTAAAGCTGTCCAAAAGATTTGGAACACTTTTGCGTAATTGATTCCTAAAAACATAACCTACTATGTACTCGTTAGATAGGTTGTGCGACCGTCTTAGCTTTAAGCGTTCATCGTCTGTAAACCTATAGAAATGACTGGTATCTAATGATCCTCTTAAGGTTTTAACGTGATCATAACCGATTTTTTTCATCGCCCTTTCAGCGAAAGAGGCCCAAACGTAATAATGCTTTACCTTTGGGGCAAAATCTATAGCTGACTGCAAAATGGGTAGGCTGTCCAAAGTTGTCCAAATCATGGTGTTTATCTTGTCCCACCAAGGTTTTTTGTTATATCCATTAAATGCCCAGATATCCTCTATACCAATGTAAACATCAGGTTTAAATTCTTTAATTGCTAGATCCACTAAACTTTGCCCATAGCCCTCGGCACGTTGCTGCTCGGGATTCAACGTCTGTAATTTACCTTGGTCGGGAAGGGAGCCTCTACACTCCCATGGAACATTTTGGGTCTGAGGGTCTTGCCAGTGTACACCATTGGCTAATTCGACAAGGTTATATTTGCCCGTGTCGTAAAGATAGCGCATTATGTTTCTTTTGTTTTTGCCAAAACCTGTGAAGGCTCTACAAAAATTAGAGTGAATTAGAACAGTTTTCTTTTTCATTACTGCTTGAAGCTTTTATTCTTTGATAAACGGTAAATGTACAGTTCCTGCAAATAAAATTTCAAAAATTCACGCAGACAATAAGCTTCTGACATTTCGACGCCTATGCCAAATTTATTTGCCGAGTTTCGTGTTACCCCAAAAGAAAAGGCTTTGCTACCATCTTTTTTTGTATATGGCTTGAACAAGATTGAGGTTTTATTATCCTCGTAAGAGTGAAAGGCAGAAAATTCTTGGTAATTTTCAATCGCCTGAATAAATCCTCCTATTTCAATTTCATTTAACTTAATAGAAATTGACTTTTCGGGATTTTTCGCGTTTTCAGAAAAAGATCCGCTCCGAGTTTTACTATTCCAAGAATACTGTTTTACAGCCCTAATGTATACACAAGGCTCTTGGTTTTTATTATTAGCTCCTATATCAAAACTGAACGCACAACCCGTATTTTTAGCGTTGGGTTTGTAGTATTGAACAATCATGTAAGATTGTATGAAACAATCTCCCTAATTCAATATTTCTTTTATGATTTGACCCTTCTGGGCCACCGTAAACGGCCTGCCGTTTGGGGAAAAATGCTCTTCTTCTACATCAATACCCAAAAGATGTGCGGTGGTGCAGTTTAGATCTGCGGCGTCATGAGATTTACTGGTAACCTTAATGGCTTTTTTGTCGCTTTCACCAAGCACCATTCCACCCTTAATGCCACCGCCTATCATCAATGCTGAATAACACTGGGGGTGGTGATCGCGCCCACTGTTGACGTTTATACGCGGAGTCCTTCCAAAATCTGTGGTTAGCGTAATGAGGGTGCTGTCCAATAAGCCGTCCGCTTCCAAGTCTATAACCAATGCGCTCAATGCGTCATCAAGTTCTTTTAGTTTGTCATCTAATTTTGTAAAATTATCCACATGCGTATCCCAACCACCATTATTTATTTCTATAAATTGAATGTCACCCTTAATGAGCCTCTTTGCTAATAAGCAGCCCTGACCAAGCCTTGTTTTGCCGTAAGCATCTCTTTTTTTCTGACTCTCTCTTGATAGATCAAATAAATCTAAATCTTTTGACTTGAGAAACTTGATTGTGTCATCATAAAAATCTGAATATTCTTTTACAATGGGGTATTTTTTAGATACAATGTTTGCATTAAGGCTACTTAGCAAAGTTAAGCGCTCCTGTAAATGCCTATCCGTTCTTACGTTCTTTAATCCCGCGTTCGGGTCAACAATGGGCAATGGCGACTTGATACGCGGTAGAAATCCAGATTTTGGATGAGCAGAAGAGCCAGAAATCAATACATAATCGGGCATTTCCCTCTCCCTATCCTTTAGGTGTGCCGCCCATGAGCCGAGACTTGGATGAACTATTGTGCCTATCTGCCGATAAGAAGTTCGATTTAGGTATTGTGCTGGACCATGAGCGCCTGTTTTGGAACTCATTCCCCTAATTACGCAAATTTTATCCATCGTTTTAGCAAGCTTGGGTAGGCGATGGCCGATTTGGATTCCATCTACATTTGTTGCAATCTTGCTCGTTTGACCCTTTACCTCATCATCATCTTTTGGATCAAATGAATCTATGTGGCTCATACCTCCATCAAGATAAATGTAAATTACATTTTTTACCTTAGGATTTGCCTGCTTTGCTGCGCCCTTGAGAGCGGTAAGCCCAAAGGCTGAAGTGGCTAAGCTATTTATAAAAAGTCTACGGTTCATGTTATTAATTTCATTTCGTGAGAGTTCAATAAAACCCACACAATGTCGTAAAGTAATGCGCCAGCCAGCGCTTTCTTTTCTCCTGCTGTTGGCATTCTACCCAAGAAAGAATAAAACAGTATCTCCAAGGATTTCTCTTTTGGTGCGCTCTGAGCTTTTTTCATTGCAAAGCTAATTTTAGAACCCAATGTACTTGCTAGTGGGCTGTTCATCAAAACTAGAATTTGCGTAATGTTCCCATCTGTATCACCGTTCTGAATTAATTCTCTATCCGAGCGCCCAAACTCAATTAGAAAGTTGGCATTTTTAGAATTTTCAAACACATGTGATGAGCGTATCGCCAGTAAAGAGCCAAGTTTTGGGGCGCTATCATAATACTTCCTGTTCAAGGAATTATATTCATTGTGTTTTTTGACAACCGTTGCGGCGTCCATTTCAGCAAGGTCAGAGAAAACATTTAGATATTGTTCATCGTAGCGCTTTGGTTGCCAGCCATCAGGATCACCGACATGAAGAGTTACAAGAGAATCCCAGAACTGGGGCGCCGTCATTCTTCTCAGCGCTGGACCTCTAAATTTACCCTCGGCATCAGCCTCGCTCTGATAAAATCTTGTGTTTAGCAAGATTCTATTAAAGTTCTTTGTGTCATAGTTAACTTTTTTAATTACTGTGATTAAATACCTGAGTAATTCATCGTTTTTACTCTTAACGAGTTTCTCACCCTGCGTAATGGTATTTAGGCCATCAATCAAGGGGAAACCAAAAGCCCTATTCCATAATCTGTTAACGATATTTGCTGCAAAAAAAGGATGCTCATCAGCCGTCAGCCAATTAGCAAAATCTTCTCGTAGTTTTGTTCTATCCCTATGCTCTCTAATATGCTTACCAAATACGGTTCTCGCCTTGACCGTTTCATTTGGCTCTCCATCCCTATACTGATAATCGTGCGGTAATTTTAATGTCTTTTTTTGGTTATCGTTAACCCCATACTGATACCCATACCTAATAAATTGGTTGACCTTATTTATAGTTCCCCTGCTGTCACCCTTATCCATTGCGGTTGCCTCCTCCCTTATTCTTTTCAAGTGTCCATTATCACCTTTACGATTACGGGTATCAAGCGGCCCAAAAAATGCGGTTAGATTATAGTAATCAAACTGACTCCAATCATCGAAAGGGTGGTCATGGCATTGAGCGCAACTTATATCCATGCCAGCAAATGCCTGAAATGTATTGCTGACATTATCCAACAACATTCCCTCGTCGCGTAAAAAATATCCAACCTCAGGATTCTCCCAAATACGACCCTTTGCCGTAAGCATTCTCTTAACCATTACATCATAGCTGACGTTATCGCTAATCTGATCCTTTATCCAAAAAATGTAATTAACGCCATTTACATTATTACTAAGTCTTTTTTTTATCCTGAGCAAATCTGCCCAAAAGTTAAACATATTTTCAGTATAGCCGCTACTATCTAGGAGCTTATCAATTAACTCTTTGCGTGAGGTAAAAGACTGACCCTCATCATATGTTGGAATGCGCCCAACAATATCTATGTATGCCCGCCGAATAAACTTTTCATCCGAAATCGGCTTTGGCATTTCTTGACGCTGCCTCTTTAGTTGATTGGCGATTATTACGTCAATTTTATTACTGTAATTTTCAGAGCCTAAGCCGCCAAAAGTTGTAATAAAAAACAAGACTAGACCCGTAAAGAGCTTTTTCATGTCTTACTTTTTCTTTTGTTTTTCTTTCATCACCTCATCATGACGCTTCATAAAAGCCTCATGAGATGGACCCGCCATATAAAGAGTCTTACCGTCTTTAGTCTCATGGGAGTGAAATCCCTTAAGACCCAGTTTTTTTGCGTCCTTTAGAGCCTCGTCCTTGGTTTTAAAGTAATGCTGCATTACTTCGGGGGCGCCCTGCGCCCTTTTAAGTGCTTCTTGAGTGGGCCTATCCTTATCCCCAGGTTTAGCAGGCTTGTAGTTTTTGCCCATTCTTTGTTTTTTCTTCCTGATGTTCTCCCATAAGGAAGACATTGCTTCTGCCGCCCAGTTTTTCTCTGAAGCGGAAACTATATCTTGGTCAGCCTTCCTATAGGAATCCTTAACTTTGCCACCTCTTCTCATTTTTAGGAACATATTTACGCGAGCCATTGCCCAGCCATGTCTGGACATATTGGGTCTATGTGAGGTGCTAAACGCCCCCGAACCTCGACGATATACTTTCTTTAACTGAGAAAGCGTTACCTTCTTTGAGTGTTTGGAATTATGTTCTTTAACTTTTTCTTTTAGCGCATTGGTTGTTTTTTCGCTAAATGTAATTTTACCACCCTTTTCTCCTGCACTACCCTTGGGATTTTTCTTTGAGCCTTTCTTTCTTTCGCTAGGCTCAGCAGGGGTTTGAGCGCCACTTTTGCGACCGCTTCGCTTAGCAGCCTCAGAGACCTCTGCCTCTGGCGCATTGGCCAACTCGGGATTCATGGCTAATAGCTCGTCATGATCAAATAAAGTTTCACCATCCCACTCGTAATCATTCTCCACTGAACCCTCTACTTTTTTACCAGCCCTCCACTGTTTGCAAGACCAATACCGAGCTTTCCACTTTGGACCTGGGTTATCACAATTATGCCTAGCCCTAAAACTCTTGCGACGGGCAGGATCATCCCTTTTGATTTCCATATTGGGGTCACCAAAATTAACTTTCACAACATTACCCTTTTCGTTTTTGACATAAACGGAGAATTTTTTCGGACCTTTTGGGGTCCTGAATGGCTTATTTAATGGCTTATTCTCATTTGCTGATTGCGAAAAAAATAAAGCTTCTGATGAGCCTTCCCCCACAATAAGCGAAGCGTTAGAGCGTTCTTTATTGAATTGAGAGTAGCAGACAGCGGCCCTCTGCTTGTTGTCTTTGAATTCATCCTTCTTGGATAGCTCCATCATGCAGCGATCCATGAATTTAGAATACTTTTCTCCGTTGTTTGGACTTGGAAGTGGCATATATTAAGCTTTTACACCTAAAATTGGCTCTGTGAGCGTTTTCAGGATAAATTCTCTATTCTGTTCGAACAATGGAATTGAGCGAAATCTTTCGTAGCACTGTGAAAAAGTATCGGCTATGTCCAAAATTCTATTAACCCTATAGGAATTAAACAAATAAACCTCATAGATGTAAGCGCTTATCAGATCTACTAATTTTTTCCGCATTAAACAATTATAAATTTTTAGGTATAGACGCATATCCAGTTCCGTGCCTGTGTGTTCGCAAAAAACTGGCAAAAGATTTTTTTCATGATCTTTAGAGAATCCAGACTCCAAGATTAACTCAATAAAATCAACAAATGGGTGACCCATCGAGTTGTTATATAGGGTATCGAAATAAAAATCGGCGCCACCCCAAAATATAGAATCTGGTGATAATTTACCATGGCACTTTTTTCTATTCTCTGGACTTATGTCAGGTAATGATTTGGAGGCTTGCTTACCAAACTCTAAAACTAGCGATTGCAGCGTATCGTAGTCAGTGTAAGCTTCCACCCTTTCTTTTTCCTCTGTAGACAAGATGCTTTTAAGATTGCCCTGATCAATATCCTGCTTAAAAACTGTTTTATAATGCCTTTTAATGGGTTTTGTGCGTTGAAATTGCGCGTAGCAATCAAAAAGAGTCTCATGCTTGGAGAGTAGAATCGAGCGACCAACTTCTCTCGCGGTTTCTGAAGGACGGAAGCCGCAAAGAAGATATGAGAAATCATCACCCAATTTGACATTGCCAGCGGCCAGCCAATATCCACAAACAGGCGACTGGGCCGATTTGAGGTTGTTTGACTCGCGCTTTAAAAAGGGACTGTCCTTCTCAAAAGAAATTTTTACCCTCAAAAAACGACCCTGATCATCTGTAATTTCATAGTCATCGTAGTCATTATGGCAAATTAATAATCTTACCTGTTGAGGCGATATATTTATATCTATTTTTTTAAAAAGCTCAGTAATGAACCTTTCATCATCTTTCAGTCGGTCATCTGTACCCATGACATAGGCTCTACCTCTAAATAAAGAAGAAATTTTCATCACATATAATAAAAAACTAACCCCCTTTTTCAAGGGGGTTAGCGAAGTGGGAGGATTGAGTGCGCCATGCTCCCCCCGTTTTTAACAACACCGCCTAGTCCGACCTAGAAAGTCTTGCCAAATTTTTGTTGAGCAAGACGCACACCGCAAATGCTTGTTTTGGCAAGCTTGCGATCAACTCCTGCATTGCGATCATGAACATGAATATAATTGTCGGTTTCGCCTCCAAACTGTGCATTCATGCTCTCGCCCTGTGTCGTATAGAGGCCAAAAAATCTACCCTTGCTGGCTCGAATGGCTCTCATTACCCTATTATTCACTTTTCTCTTCATGACGTAATACTAACTCAAAACTAGCTGTTTGTCAATTATTTTGGTGGAAATTTTTTCAATGTTTTGGTTTTTTATAATAAATTCAGAAAGTGGCACTTGCACTAGCGTTTTTATAACATTTTTAATATTCCTAGCGTTTTGATTTTTATTTTTAATCTGTTGTAAAACGTAATTTTTTAAAGATGCTGAAAGTGTAAAGGTTATATTCCTTTCGCTTAAACGATCTTGAATTTTTT